TCCCCCTTGGATAATCAACCCACCAAAAGCTTCGCCAAAGCATATGTACCAAGCGTTTTCATTGGAGAAATCGTAACGAACTCCCTTAGATTTTAGTAGGCTCGTTACATCTAAATTAATATCACCAATTAAGGCTTTTACAACAGCTAGTGTAGGAGCTAATGCAGTATTGGAATCAGATTTGTTCGTGGTTAATAACTGGATGTCAGAAGAAGAGGAGCCTTTACGAACTGTTAAGCCTGTATTGTTCTTTGTGACTGTAACTTCTTTAGCTGTTACATCGCTTCTAACAGAACTCACTGAGGATTCGACATCCCCAACGAGTGACTTTACTACCGCCAACGTCGGTGCCAATCCTGTATTTGTCTCAGCCTTATTTGTTGTTAATAGTTGAAGGTCAGATGTAGTACTACCTTTGCGAACTGATAAACCTGTAGTATTTTTTGTAACGGTGACTTCTTTGGCGTCAACGTCAGAACGGACGGAATTAACTGAAGATTCAACATCACCAATAAGAGATTTAACAACGGCTAATGTCGGTGCCAATCCTGTATTGGTCTCGGCCTTATTTGTTGTTAATAGTTGAAGATCTGATGATGAGGAGCCTTTACGAACCGTTAGGCCTGTATTATTCTTGGTGACGGTTACCTCTTTATTTGTAACATCACTACGTAAAGTTCTTACAGATGATTCAACCCCTCCTACAAGTGATTTCACTACTGACAACGTTGGTGCCAATCCTGAATTAGAGTCTGAGCTATCTGTAGTCAGTAGATTAATTGGAGTACTATTTCCGCCTTTATTTACATTAAACCCTTGTGTCGTTTTAGTGATAGTCACGTCACTACTACTGATTGACGAGTTTACGCCGCTGATTGACGAGTTTACACCGGATATTAACTCTTTTACAACTGCAAGGGTCGGTGCCAAATTCGTATTTGAATCTGACTTATTGGTAGTCAGCAATTGTAAGAATGTAGGTGAGCCGTCTCCCGTCTTAACATTAATTCCAGTCGTTACTTTCGTGACTTCTGTAATTAAGCTATCCCAATCTGCTAAGTACTGCCACGATGACCAGGCATTATAGAATGTCCGAGTCGCCACTTTAATCGCTTTCCCTTGCCCATACGAATAAAAGGTCTGATTAATTATGTTCCCTTCCGTTTTGGTCACTTGAATTTGACCATATGGGTAGATTTTGCTTGAAGATGGCGCATTTGCCCACCCAAAATTTCGCGCATTTCCTTCGTAAATACCAGGAGTCGTCAAGGCATTCCAATCGCTTATCCCTGTTGGAATTGGCGTACCGCCTGCATATCTGCTGAGGTTATGGGCATTAGGGTCTGACTTGTGTGCATTCAGCTGCCCTTCCAGAGAATTTTTAACCCCATCTACCATTTCTTTAGTTACATAAATTTGACTGTTTAAATTAATGGTTACATTCTCGGCGTTACCTACATAAAATGTAATAGTAATTAATTTTTCATCTAACGATGTACCTGAAGTTGTATAACTTGCCTGTGATCCCGCATTAGTGTAGGCAAACAGTTTCTCTGTACCATTCTCGCCTACCTTTGCAAATACGCCCAATTCACGAGCATAGAATCCTGTAGTTAGTCGACTATTAGAAATAGTAGCTACTACATCAATTTCACCATTCCCTTTTTTCTTAACAGATTCAACCCCATTATCACAAATTTTATGTTTAAGGTCAGTTAATAGCTCTATGCTTTCATTATCTGGCACAGCGCCATCACCTAATGCTACTCTTGTAAAAATTAAAGGCATCTTTTGGTTAATGGATTCTACAAGCATGTTGTTGCCAGCTAATGTTGTGGTTATTTTATTATAATTACTCACTGTTTCCTCCTTTAAAACTGTAACCTGCTTCTGATAGCGATTGCGCCAACTGGTTTACTTATAGGACCATTTGTCGTGATCGTTCTATCAGATTTTTGCGGCATAATATGAATTCGTTCAATTTGCGACACCGCCCCACTAATCCTCATAGGGGCTTTGCCAGTAAAGGCATGACTAATCAAATACGATAGATGCGCAGGTTTATAGATCTCTACGACACTTCTAATTTCATCAAGTGCATCTATTGTATCCACGATAACCTTAAATGTATTAGGTCCCGTATTTTCTTTTACAACGGCATTCTTTGGTGGATATACTAGATTTACAACCTCTTGTAATTGACTTTCCGTAATCGTTTGCGTGCCACGCATTTTAACAAGTAAGAGATTACGTCGTTGATCTATTGGCAAATGCTTATTCTGTAATCCATATACTCGCTCCCAATCATCTAAGCCCCAGGTGGCGCTTTCAACGAATAACTGCTTACATATATCAATGACAAGTAGCCGTTGTTTTTCGTGCTCTTCGCTCAGAGAATCTTGCGCCCATTTAAAAGTACTGTCATTGCTCAAGAATTTAGGCAAATATCGCAAAACATCTACTTTATAGGTTCTCAATAAATTAAACATCATACGACTTGCACCTCGCCTAGTACAGCTAATTGATCCACACCTAATGTAATAGACTCGGTTCGACCATTTACCAATAGTCTCGTATAATCTATCGCTCCTGCATCTAGTGCCAAACTACCAATTTTAGCAACTGATAACTTAACTATCTGATTATCTTTAATTACCTGTTGTTCCAAAGCAATAAAATATGCTTTGACCAATTCTTTAAACACATCTTTACTAAATGTACCTTCTGGATGAATAGATATATTAATTGTTGTAGGTTCCACAGTTTTTACTGTAACCACAGCCCCCATGGGGCGCACCTTGTCAATGTAAGATTGTACCTTAGCAACAACATCTTTGGATGCCGCTTTATATTCTGTATCTACGACAATCACTTTTACTGTGCCTGCACCATTCCACGTAGGAATAACTTTAGCCCCTCCGACTCCTGCCACTGACATCGCCCACTCATAATAATGGTTAACATTGCCTGATGTGCCAGGATTCCGTACGTGATTAAGGTACCTTGTTCTAAGCTCTTCATCCGTTTCAGCTTCAAACCCATCTTGCATAGGTTCAGCATTTGAAACACTTAGCATACCCGGTATCGACATAGGTATTACTGAAATAGCTTGCGCCGTTACATTACCAATATTACCAGGTGTCACAGATTCCACCTTCACAGTAGCCTGTGTATCCACCGTCACAGTATCTAAGGTTTCAAATAACACACCTGTTTGTGTTGCAAATTGGCTCCCTTTTGGGAGTTCCCCATTGCCTTTTACAGTAACATAACCGACAGCCTTTGTGGCTTCTTTTCGTACCACACCACTATCTGATGCTTTACGTGTTAAAAACTCTCCATAGGCCGTATCACCAAATGCTACCTTATATAGTTCTCCAAGTTCTACATAAGTTTTCATAAACTCGATAGCATTAGATGAAAATACATCATACTCAAATGTGCCCTCAAATTTACTAAATGGCGATGCACATTGGTTTTGTAATTCCTTTAATATTTCATCTGAATTAGGTATTTTAAACATTAATATTTAAACCTCCATATATTGTCGTAAGAGTGACAAAGCACTCTACTTTGTCCTGAACCTCTTCAAATTCAACACTATCAACAGATTTAATATACGGATTAACCATTAGGCATTCGATAATCACACGCTTCAACTCGCTATAGCGCTCACCTACACTCATTACCTTACCAATAAACGGCTTAAGTTCTATTCCATATCTCCTAGAATAGGCTAGATATTGATTGCGTTCCGTCATTAAGGCTTTATAAACCCAAACCTTAAGTGCATCATCAGCAGTCACTTTAATTCGATTGCCAAGGCTATCGAGTTTGAAAGTATTGCGTTCAAAATCCCAATCATATTCAATGAATAAGGGTAATTCCTGCTCCCTTTCTTGTATAGTTAAGCCGCCTACAAAAGGGAACTCCGCGCTCATAATTTCACCACTTTCTGCCCAATGTAATATAATTGTTCTTCTTGCCCATACACTGGAAATACAGTTACCTCATCACCTATTCGAAGCGTATCCGTCATAATGATGGTATCTGTATAATCGTTATGGATAGCATGGGTATGGCTAGCAAACTCAGCATACCCACCACCTCCGGAGCGAGGTTGTGTTTCACTTATAATATGCCCTTTTGCCTCCCGATAATGATCTGGCTTCCAATAATCATTAATATAAATCTGTTCATTGGTAATATCGATGTTATCGACCCTAATTACAAGGTTTGGATATGGAGAGGTAACTACACCTATACGCATTCCCATAGGTTGTTCGCCTTTTGCAATTCCATGAATAGTATCCACTACCTTTGCCATAGAATGCGCTGCGCTCGGTATATCATTGTACATAGTGTATCTCTACCTTTCTTTTACTTTGTTTCCTTGTTGACCTCCGTCCCTTCCCTCGAGCCGCCTTTTCAGCTTTTTTAGCTTCACGTTCTTTTCGCTTAGCTTCCTTCTCTTCTAAGGAATGATCCACTTTTTCTTCGGTCATAATATTTTCAAATTCTATCTCCAATTTCATCGTGTGTTGTCCATTTTGAAATGTATGGGTATCACTTTTAATCCAAAACTTACCACTTAATTGGGTTATCACATCACGTATTTCAATAGAATAAGAAGACAATGCGTCGTAATCACCTAAACAATCAATGGTGCCACTACGCTCTGGTCCTTTAAAAATTGCCTTTACTTCTTCAGCAGTATTTTTGTTCTTGCTCTCCTTGTAAACCTCTTGGATCATGGAATATCGATTGATGTGGTCATCATTACTTTCATAACGAATCAAATTACCTTTGTCATCGGTAACCATCACCTTATTGACCATGTTTTCGATACTTTCCTTGTAGGATGAATCCGTAATATTCCTGTATTGGTCTATCACTAATCCCTCAATTAAAGAACCTTTTTCTATGATATCCAGTTCGTCGCCCTCCATCATGGTTTGGTATTTCTTACCAGTCTTTTTAGAGGCCTCTGTATATGCCATAACAATAATCTGATACCCTGATTTATTATTCGCAATAAACGTCATTTTTTCGTTTGTTTCAGCCAAATTACCTACTTTAATTCCCATTTCCTTACATACAGCTTTGGTGATATCCTCAGCTGTCATATTCGTAAACTTCCTAGTAGTTTTTGATTTGCTTAACACAAACAGATTGTCATAACATGTTACCGTAATCGCTGATGCAGATGTTTTGCGCTCCGTAGCATAGATATTACCTACAAATTGGAGTTCTCCATCTTCAGAATAGGCCTTTACCGTTTCCCCTATGCCCATTGCATAGGCAGGAAAATTTGGGTCTCTTGGCTCTTGTGTATAAGCAAATTCTAACTTTCTAGCCGCCTGAATCCTAGAACCCGACCATGTAGCAGAATTAACTAAATGAGTAATGTCTTTTTCAACGGCGCCTATATGTTTAATAATCATTATTTCACCCTTAACTTTCTGAGTTGACTTAGATTATTAATCGCCAAGTTCTTCAAGTCATTAGATTGGATAATACGTTCATAGTGCTTATAATTCCCATAGGCTTTTTTGGCCGCATCTAACACATCCGCCCCTCGATTGAATAGGGTTGCCGTTGTTGGCTTAGTTTCCATTGTGGGTCTATCTTTTAAGCCTGTAGTAGAATCTACCGCCTTTGCTTCATCACTTACGGCGGATGTATTCAAATCTTTATACTCTTTAAAGCTAAGAGTAAAATACAAATCCCCTGTATTTTCTTGTTTCTTCCAAGGAAACGCCATGATTGCCATCATTAAATTAATAGGGCCATCAGAGATAATCACACGAACCGGCTTTTTAGATACTGCCCACTTTTCAATAAGAGATACAATTTCCGATGGCTTTCTTTTATCTCCAACAATGAAAGGGTAATCTTTCGCTGGAAAGAATCCATCAAACGAAAGTGTCTTTAGTTTAGGATTGCCAAATAATAGCACCTCACCAATTTGTGTAATGTCTACCGATTTATGTTCTTGTTCAAACCCTACATCATACTTTGTAGGTGTCACTGGCAATACTAGCCGTTCATTCCCTTGCGATAAGATAATAGTAGGGTACTGATTACCACTTTTGCCCATAATAACGGACAGGTAGGACAATGCTCTACCTATACCTGCTACTAACTTTGCCATTAAACACCTCCATAATTACTTTCAGCGGATGCAATCATTGAAAACAAGGAATGCGCAATTCTATCAATGTCAGCCTCTTCACGTACTACAAAAGTATTGCCACTAATAGAATAATTATTACCACCACTTGTCGTACCGCCAAATTGTTCAGCCAACATTTTCTCAGTGGTTGCATGTGGGTATATTCTAGATCCACTAGGTAAATCTACAATCTCACCGCCACGTTCATTGATTTCAGTCCAGCCACCGCCAAAGTAATTACTACCTGTCGCATGACCACTTAGTTTTAAACCTGTAATGGATGAGCCTTTTGCCATAGCAGAATTTATTCCACTACTAATGGTAGATAACGCTTCTTGTCCGAATTGTTTTAACGGCCCCCATACATTTTCATTGAACCACCCAACGATTCCACCCCATGCTCCTTTTACCGCACTACATGCGCTAGCAAAAGCGCTTGTAATTGTATCGGTAGAGCTTTGTGCAAAATTGCTAATTGGTTGCCACACGGTAGAGCTAAACCAGTTTGATAGTGGAGAACATATAGAAATGATACCATCATAAGCTGTTGCGACTATGCCTACTATGGTATTGATAATAGGCGTACACGCGCTAACAATGCTGTTCCATGTATCACTAAACCATTGCTTAATCCCCTCAAGATTAGAAGTAATCCCTTCGTATATACTTTGTCCTAGTTCTTCACCAAAGATAGCACCGCCAACGCCACCAACTAAGCCACCTAATGCACCGCCTACGGCTGTACCAATACCAGGTATAACAGATCCTAAAGCTGCGCCTCCCATAGCTCCTAATTTGGCACCAGCTAAACCGCCTGCCAAACTACCCGCCATGCCACTTGAAGCTTTCCCTTTGTCCTCAGAAGTAGCGATATCATATGCGCCCATAGCCAAGGATAACGGTATTGCCGCCTTGCCTCCGACTTTCATTAAGCCCTTTCCAAGTACACCCATACCTTTGCTTATTCCTTTAAAAGACTTAGTAGACACTTCGCCAATACCTTTACTTATTTCATTAGTAATGCCCCAAGATTTTTGTGCAGTAGATTTAGCAACCCCTAAAGACTTGCTTCCTACTATTTTAATAACATCCCGAGACTTGCCGCCTAAAGACTTAGTCATATCCCAAGATTTCTGTACTGCGCCTTTACTAGTATCCCATGCTTTTCGACTATACTTGCGCCATTTGCCACCAACAGGAGTTGAAGGTGTATTAGAGGGATAGTTAGGCGGATAATTAGTGGTTGTATTCGGAGGATAATTCGAAGGACGGTTGCCACCGCTACCTCCTGGTAAACCCGGCAAATTACCTTCACCAACTCCAGGCAATAATTTGGCAGCATTTAAAGTGACCTGTAGGGCATTTACTGTCATTTCACCAACAGTTTCATCTCCGCTACTAGATGAACCGCCTTTACTTTTCTTAAATAGGTTCTTTATTTTCTTCCCGAATTTAAAAGCTCCCACGCCAGCTACCGCCAACGCAATTCCAGATAAAATGGATGGCAGGCCTTCCATTTTTACGGTTTGCCCTACTAGCTCTTTAACCGCAGATGTAATGCCGTCTATGATAGATTTAACATTGAGCCCATTTGTCTCCACATTCTCAGCAAATCCAGCGAACCAATTATCGATACCTTGTACAATCTCACGGAAACCGCCAATACCACCGCCCATGATTTTGGTAGTGAAAGAGTCCCAGTCTCCTGATAGTTGCTCCAAATCACCTTTTAGGTTGTCCATTCTAATGTTGGCCATGTTTTGCGCAGCACCATTAGAATTATCAATCGCACTCGCTAACTTATCAAAATCTGCATCTGATGAGTTAACCAACGCTAATAAACCAGACATAGCTTCTTGACCTGCTAACATGGCTGCCACTGAAGCTCTATTTTCTGGTGTTAACTTATTCATCCCTGAACGAATATCTTTAATAATATCTCTAAACGGTTTCATTTTACCGTTAGCATCTAATATATTGAGCCCTAATATTTGCATCGCTTCAGCAGAATCATTTGTAGGTTTGACCATTCGTGTCATCGTAGATCGTAACGCTGTACCAGCTTCACTTCCTTTGATGCCTTGGTTAGCCATAAGACCAATTGCAGTTGCGGTATCTTGAACTGTGAAACCTAAAGCACCAGCTACTGGTGCCGCATATTTGAAGGTTTGCCCCATAAGAGCAACATTCGTATTCGAATTAGTAGCAGCTGCTGCTAATACATCCGCAAACATAGCTGAATCTTTTGCTTGCAAGCCAAAAGCAGATAAGCTATCTGTCACAATATCAGCAGTCATAGCCAAATCTTCACCAGATGCCGCAGCTAAGTTCATGATACCCGCAATACCGTCTATCATCTCTCCGGTCTTCCAACCGGCCATCCCCATATAACGGAATGCTTGAGCTGATTCTAATGCGCTGTACTTTGTATCCGCACCCATTTGGATTGCTTTCTCTTTAAGCCGATTAAATTCATCACCTGTAGCTCCTGAGATAGCTTTTACCGCTGACATCTCTTCTTCAAAGTCTGCATAGCCTTTTACAGCATCAAATACGCCAAATCCAATGCCTGCCATACCTGCCATTTGTGCAGTTGCACCAAACATTGCTCCACTTACCGTATCCGCAGCCTTACCTGCGACACCAGATAAGTTCTGCTTCACATTTACGGTTGCGGTATAGACCTTGCCTTTAAATTTGTTCAGTTCATCTTTTATTTTTTTAACGGTAGGAGTAGCGTTATCCTTAGCTCGAAGCTTAACGATAGTATCCCTTGCTGCACGTTTAAACTTATCTAATGTACCGTTAGCCTCTTTGATTTTATTACTGATGCCTTGGGCGGCGCCTGAAGCCGTCCCCATACTCTTTTCAACAGAGGACAATCCCGGAACTAATGCTTTTGTTGACTGCGATAACCCATCTGTAGAATTTTTAGCTTTCTTTATTCCATCTGTAAATCCCTTGTCATCAAGAGATATTACAACGCCTAATGTTTCTGTATCAGCCACCGAATACCTCCTTCATAGCAAGTTTAGCGACATTTACCTGATCTTCTCGTTCTTTGTTCATTCCCACATAGCACATCACTTTTTCTGCCATAGATAGGTTAAAAAAGTATTCAAAAGTATGACCTTTCAGTACTAGATAGGCGGCCGTAGCCGCCTCCCAGTCTTCTTCTATTACTTTTTTATTTCATCTAAAATAGCGTAGTCAAGCTTCTTGCCCATGCCAACTGCACTAATTAATATAGTTGAAATCCCTTTGATTTCGCCGAAGTCAAACAGTTTGTTCACAATATCGATTGGATCATGGCAATCATATGCCTCCTGTAATTCTTTGTCCTTCAAATTTGGTTCTTCAATGCAATTATAAACTAAGTATTCATCGCCACCTTCGTCCAGCCCAAATGCCTCTGCCATTAAATACGCAGATGGTTTCTTTGCCACTACCTCACCAATAGAAGTCATAATAGTCATTTTTTGAGCCTTGCGCTCTTTAATCTCTTCACGTTTTGCAATTAAATCACTGATTGATACTGCCATATTTGTAATCCCTTTCTATTAGTCAATTGATTCAATATACTTCAAGTCTTCTGGTGTAAAACCAAACGGAATTTCAGTTTCCACGACTTTACCTTTTTCAAAGTGTAACGGCGTTAATTTCGTAAACCACACATTATCAATGGTAAGACGTTCTTTTTGTCCCTCTACCGCATCAGGGTCATCAAGCAATCCTGAAATAACGGAACGGGGATCATGCCCTGCACACCATGCCTCATGTAATTTTCGGAAGTTTCGATTGATAACATTTTTGATCTTAAACGTACCCTCACCTTTTAACGCTGTAGTTTTTGAGTCAACGGAATTACCAATAATTACATCTTCACGTTGTGCCTCTACAGTACACTCAAAACTCTCAATTTCAAACACTAACTCGCCGTCTAACCACACTTTGCCGTGGGATCCATTCCAACGACGACGACCTCTGTATTTTACATCTTCGCTTGCTCTTGCCATGTGTTATTGCCTCCTATTACATCGTAAAGCTAATTTTTAAATCTTCCATTGCATCCACGAATTTAACCTTACCAGCTAATCCAATTTCAGAACCAGTGTTGTATTCACGGATTTGCATTGGAGTCATTGTAGATACATCCTCGCCTTTAATGATGGCATAGTCTTTTTGGAACTGCTCATCAATATCTACGGTGTTGCCTGCTCGATTATCTAATACATTGCCTTCTAGCTGACCGAAATATACCATAATTGCAGAAATAAATAGCATTTTATGATTGTAGTCATTAATGTATTTACCAACATAGTATTTTTTGAATGTATCCCGGATATCATCTGTTACCATATCCACGCCTTCCATAATTTTGATTTTACGGAACTCTTGGCCTTCATCAGTAGTAAATGTTTGTAAGGAGTTACAAGCACGCGCAATTTTAACGCCTTCGCCGTCTTCTTCATCAAATAAGTGTAGCTCGCCACGGTCAATACGATCTGTTAAATCTTCAAATACTTTTACAGATTCTACCTCTGTTAATTTAAAGTATGTTGCTGAACGGTCTAGTGCAAGACCCGCAAGAATACCAGCAATACGCGCTGTATATTCAATAGTAGTATATGTTTTGTAAGTCGGCTTGCCAGAACTTTCTTTGCCTTTAACTACCTTAATTTCATCTGCGCAGAAATTAATAATACCTTTATGATCTGCCGCCACCTTAGCAACAACAGCTTTCACTGTTTTACGAGAATTATTACGCTCTGCTTTTACATAAGACGCTAAATCTTGCTGGTCTTGTTCCGTGCCTGTAGGTGCTGCGATGTAATTGTATCGAATGTGCTTCAATTGTTTTAACAATGTAGCTTGTGTATTTTGTGCGCCTACTACATCTTCTTTTGGCAATGTATATACCAATACGCGAAGTGGTGTTCCATCTAAACACTTTTTAATCAAGTCTGTAGTCGCTTCATCAAATACTTTATTTGGAATTTCAGAAACATCTGAGATACGATATTTATTGGTCACATCTGTTGTTTCACATTTTAAAATCAGCACTACAACCCCACGCGCCGACCGTTTAATGGCTGTTACGCCCTTAGTTTTAAAGTCAATCAAGACCTGTGGTAAGCCGAATTTTTCTGTTTCATTCGCCATGTTCATTCTCCTTTAAATTAATATTATTCAAACGCAATGATAACGTTTGCATTAACTCTGCTTTTATGAATCCAACCTCTTCATCTGTAAAGACGTCGGCAAACTCTAAATTAAAGATGAAGTGCAGTACTTCATCCATAAACGTATGCTCAAAGTCATTGATGGTGATATGCCTATCCTCGACTATGAACCCTGGTCTAATTAAGCATTCCAAGCTATCCGACATGTCGTAAAGTTCTGAACGTTTAATCCTACCTTGATTATCCTCCATCGTCCTAAATGCGATATCGATTTGTACATTTCTATCGAAATAGGTATCATCACCTATGCCACTATGTACAAACATTTCTATATAAAAATAAGGCACATTCGACTTTTCCACATTGTCGAAATATACCTTATACGTTGGATATTTACTTTTTAAAAGCTCTACCAGAGCCTTCTGTATATGCCTCAATCTAATCATCTAATAGGTTCCTCATAATCACCCTGGTATTGTTAAGAAATTTACTTTTAAACCCTACCATAGACCGATGTAGCATTTTACGACCTTTTACAAAGCCTCCCTTTGGTGTCCGATGACCATACTCTACATGGTTCGCATACTCTGTATTGTTGTACACTTCTACAGATCCATCATTAACAGGTGTACGTTTCCAGGCATTACGAAGTGCACCTGTATCAACAGGCGTTTTCATCTTCACGTCGTTGATGAGTAATTCTGCTTGTTGTGCCAACAACGTGTCCCTATGTTCTGGATGCTTTGCAAGTATTCGTTTCCATTTTGAGTTTAGTTTATCGAAACCATTAATCGTTACTCCCATACTATGCCTCACTAATCCTAAACAATGCTATCTCTTGATGCGACATATACTTGAATGGAGTATCCGATCGCATAACAAAGGTCTGTCCTTTATGCTGAATAGTAATGATGTCATTCTCTTTCACATCATATTCAATAGGCAACGATAATCGCAAATGGTCTTGGATCATAAACGCCCTATCTGTAGATTGTCCATTCATACTACTTTGCCCTGTTTGTCCTAGTTTACAAGGCAGCTCCGTATAGATGTCTTTCATCTCGTATACATCTGCTCCTATATCGTCGGTTGTTTCTACTTGCCTAGCAATTGTACACCTATCTTTATACATATATTGAGCAAGTAACGCACCACAGGGGTTAAGCATTAGACCACACCACCTTACGATATAGGTTTAGTTTAGGCTTGATAGAATTAAAATCTTGTTCGCTAATACATCCAATTGGCGACATATCCGCTACTGCCCATGTAAACTCTACATCATTTTCTTTTAAAGACTTTAAAGGCCCTTGCGATTGGTTCAATGTGTCCTTACTATACTTTACTGCAAGTTCAGCGCCAGTATAGACCAACGAACGCGGGAAATCTGTTCTGTGACAATAATCCATACAATCTAATACGAACTTCTCAGCAAATAACCCAATCGGATCTAGACTTTTCTCATGTGCCGTAGTATCCACCATAAACAACATTCGATTAGCAGTATCTGTAATACGCTGTACTGCCTCTTCATAGCTTATGTATTTCACATTTCCCATACCACACCTCCTTTTGGGTATTAAAAAAGCACCCTATGTAGAGTGCTTTCTATTCAAATATTTTTTGTAAGTGATGCTAAGTCCTTCTAATAAATCAAGAAAATGCTTAACTGCATCCTCTTCTTCTTTAAAATATTCCCGCTCATAATCTACATACCGCTCTGTATAATATACACAAATTCCTCTTGGAGTGGTTTCTAACACAACTCCGCCTGAACTAACTTCTGACCCGTCATTCTCTATATTGTATAACGTTTTAGTAACACCAATCTTTAGTAAAAACTCTTGTAGTTCCTTGATATTCATATCAAAACACCTCTTCTAAATATCCAGCATTTATATAGTACAAAATTGATTTATCAACTTTATACTGCAATCCACCGCCTATTTGATTAAATGCTGGTGCAACAACTCCCACCTTGACTGGTAAAGGTTTTATTACAAGATATTTATGCTTGTCCCTAATATGTGTTTTCTCATCATAGGGCATTGCTCGATGGGCGAACTCTACTTCTAATGGAGCTACATACCTTCCCGTCGCACCGCCATATCGAGATACATAATATCCGATTGGTAGTTCACCGTCCCATGAGTTGCCTACCGCACCATTGTTCGGCGGATACAAAGGCGCCCCATCATCAGTAAACCATCGATTAATCTTATCTTTACCTATAGTATACTCTAGAGGTTTAAACTCTTCAAGCTTTTTATTATCCGCTACATGTTTTGCTAATCTGTACTCATTCACGTCCTTCACGAGCACTTCTTTAATAAACTCATCAGATAAAGGCTTGAGGTTTTTAGCCATTCTTTCCTTATCTGTATAGGTAGGTCTATCGAAAAAACGTATGGCCGCTTTAACCCGGTTTTCACCAACTGAAACTTTTTCTAAATCCTCTGGCGTACGAAGTGCAATGAATTTACCTTTATCTTTGAATTGAATTGGGCTACCTTCTCTTTTCCACTCATCAAACGTCTTAGATTTATCGACATACACCGCTTTCCAATCGTCATAAGTCATATTCCGTGGAACTTTGGTATATTTTACTGTATCCCCTTTTTTTGAAGACTCTACCTTTACCGTACGTGATCCACTAGTTCCCTTTTTAGGCCCTAATGCTCCAGCTATGGTAGATCGACACCTAGGATGTAGTGGCGGTACATTACTGCCTACCTCTGCTTCATCCAAAGAATATACATTATTATCGTGACTTCGACATACAGACGATGTTCGCTTATCCAGGGTTGCAATAAATTGAAAGTACCCCATCTTAGCCTCTCGTAATGAGTCAAGAGTAGCTTGATTATGAATATAGTTGAGTTCCGTCCGAACCAATCTAACAGCATCGCTTTTGCCTACTTCCATTCGTTTTTGTACTTCTTTGGCTAGCGTATTAACAGATACACCCCGATGCACGCCATTAACAATAGTATCTTGTATTGTTTTGGCGAGCTTATCGGAGTTCTTCCATATCCGTTCACTATAGTTTTTACCGCTCCAAGGAGTTCTTAGCACATCTTGCATACGTTTACTATCTACCGCGACTTGCAATGGCCCATTACCACGTTTGGCTAGTTCATATGCAGAATGTAAGCGGTTGTCTTTATACGCCTCTTTCAGGAACTTTGTTACCGCCTTATCTGCATGCTGACCTAGCTTATCTAGCTCAATGAGCGTTTCACTATACAGCTTATCTAGCCTAGATATACGGGACCTCATAGCAAGAGTATTGAGTTCTAGTAATGTCTTTGGATTGCCTGTTTCTTTGTATTCCTTTACATACTCTTCAATATCTTTTCGCCAAGTCCTATATTCTGTGCCAGTAATTAGCTTTCTACCCTCTTCCTTGCTTAATCCGTTATTCTTAGCAAACTTGCCATACAACTTTTCTATATTCCCCTGGATGCGTATCGCTGACCTCTCATATTGGGATGCCAGCTCTTTTTCGATCGTTTCACGGCTCTTTTTATTCCATTCTTCCTCTCGTTCGATGCTACGCCTTGCCCAATATGAATCAGCGCCCATAATCCTAACCTAATTTGTGTACGAATTTAACGATGCGAATTTGTTTAGGCTCGTATACACGTTTCCAGTTTTTAGCATCTTTTAGCTCTGTACGAGATACAGACTCTGCATGTGCACGGGATTTGTTTTGCCATGCTACTCCACGTGGATGCATAATAAACGCTTTACGCATGATTAAGTAATCAATACCAGAGCCTTTCTTTTCGTCACGATCAACTGCCGCTTGTTTCAATCCTATTGGATTACCTACACCATAGGCAATCGCCCCCTCACCAAATAAGTACGTTGTGTATTTATCTGTCTCAACAGGACAACCATCGTCTACGATAACACGACGACCCATGTATGTGTCGAAAGATAACGCATCAGATTGACGAATTGTTTGTATTAAATTCAATTTATCCAAATAAGACTTTGTAGCAGAGTGCATCACCACTGCAGTCAAAGAGTTCCGCGCATCTCCCATGAGTTGCATTGCGTCAATGAAAGCCTCCCCTGAGAAGTTTCCCGCTTTACCTTCTTTCACAGAAATATCAAGGATATGATCTGTCATACTAGTAGAAGCGAACACCCCATCAAGAATATTCAACAACTCTTTTTGATGGTCACGAGCCCAGAATCCTGCCGCTAAATCACCAATCGCTTTCATTGGGTCTGTACCTGCCAATTGTGCCGCTAAGTCAGTAGAGCTCCACATTTTAGCACGACGAATAGTGGTAGATGTATCTTGGTTAGATGTAATTTTATCTGCTGTTAAGTCTTGCCCTTCCACTACATCTTCAGAATCTCCAGTTAAGTCGTTGAAGAACGGCATATTATGCACTTGTGCAGGTTCGCTTGCTAATTTGTCAAAGCGAGAATCGCGAGTGATAATTCCAGATTGGAAAATCGCAGATAATTGAGCCGTACGATTGACAACATAATTCGCAAAAAACGGCGTAGGATTAATGATGTCTTGTAAAGTTGTTCCCATTAGTTACCTCCCATGGTTAAAAATTAATCTCGACACCTGCTTCACTTGCTAACTGCTTAGCTTTCACAGGGTCTTTAGTAAATAATTCTGCCTGTTTAGTTAGATTGAAATGCTCTTGACTAAACGGGTTGTTCTTTGGAGCGCCCTCACCTTGTTTAGGTTCGTATTTATATTTAGGGTCTCCATCAGGTTTAAATAAAAACGATTTTTCGGTTTTTAGCACCTTTATCTGTTCATCTAAACCAGTCACTTTGCCATCATCAGATAAGATAAGTTTTGATGTGTCTACCAAGTTTGCTACTAGGTCCACATCTTGAGCAGTATCGCCAATCGCTAATTTAATAGCTGTAGATAATCGCAACGCTTTCATATCCGATTCAGCTTTTACAGTCGCCACTTTATTTTCTGCTTGTAGTTTCTTAATTTGCTCCTTCAAATCGTCTACGTTGCCTTCACTATCCTTTAATGTTTTCAACTGCTTATCTCTTTCTTTAACAGCCTCTTCTAAGGTTTTCTTTTCCACGTTGACCTCATTAAAACGTGATTTTGTCACATATTGACCGTCCAAAAACTCATTTACATGTTGCGTTGCACTTGCGATGTTATCGTCTGTAACGCCTAACTTTTGTAGTAATTCTTGTATCGTCATTGTGTATACTCCTTTTCCGGTTTTTACCGTGGTTACCTGCCACGACTAAGAGATTAATATATAAATGATAATTACTCTTCAGAGTCATCACTGTTATGCCCGTCTATAGGGTCATGGTTGTGTGTTTCTGAATGCCAATCATCATAGATACCACTATTTGTTTCTGCTTCCTCAGCTTTCAATTGTTCAAGTTCTTCGTTGATGTCTTCTACAAATGGATGATGCGCCAATATGGTACGTTTAGATACAATTCCCATAGATTGAGAGCACATAGCAACTAGATCACCATCATTTTTTACCGATGTTCTAGTCCATGTTTGAGTAATTGTTACCTTATCATTTCCATGTAGCCTACAAATTGCACGTACTAACTCATTAAAGCCAAGCTGAAACTCTGTTTCCATCATTCCCGCTTTTAGTTCTAGCAATGTATATAAGAACTTCATAGCCTCACCGCTAGTACCATCTAATCCTTGTTGCTGAGGGTCTACCCCTTGGCCCATATCAAAGATAGCTTTACGGGTGATAGTAAGCAGTTCCTTTCGTGCTTCTACTGGTATATCTATAGTCAACGTAGAAATACCAGACCTATCATCGGGTCCGGTAGAATCCATTTGGATTGCTTTATACTTTTTCATACCCTCTAAAAATTCAGTGAGGTTTTCCCCGCCATAGTTAGTCAGTACATAAATTACCTCTTGCACATCCTCTAAATCATTGAGGAAACCGCTATACGTTTTATCGTAGGTATCTATTAATGATTTAATACGAGTGAGGTCGCTCGTTTGATTTGCATTATTAGCAAACGGAATGAAAGGAACCTTACCCATGGCGTGCGGTATAGTCGCTACATCAGACTCTACGCCACTAGGATCAACCATTGTGAATAGTGCATGCTCTCCTAAAACCTCTAAGTTACCGCCATTAGGAATTGAATAGGCTTGTACTTCCTTGTCATTCCAATACTCATATACGGTAATGCTTTCCCCCTCTTCATTCCTATCAATATAGAGTCGCAGCACCCCTTCTAATTTAGTATTAATGCGTCGATTCCATATAGGTATGATTTCTACGGCAGGAAGGACCGCCCATTGAAAGCCATCTTCATCGTCTATCCAATAATGTACCCACGCAATACCTCCATTAGTTGCTTTCACGCATAGGTCTTTGCATTTCTTTTCATAACTATCACCTAGTGTGTCAGCGATGATTGTATTTAATCTATCATCCTTTACATCAAAAATAGGTGGAGCAGTAAACATATACGCTGTTTTTTGGTCCACTAATAAAGGGTAAAAAGAATAGGCGATTCTATTATCCGCTTGATGCATCGGATTATAGGTTTCGCCTGATCGTTTCGCTTCTTCTACGTCTTTTGGTTTATCTTTCTTCCGTAAGATATCATTTTGCACTAAATAATACCTATCCGCTATTTCCATTTTGGAAACCACTTCATCATGTTGTAATGTGTGCTTTTTGATTAGCTGTTTAATTTGTTCTATTTCCAATCTCTCACCTCCTAATATGTCATCAATCTAACACCCTTGCGACCGTCGAACTCTTCCATTGCATATCGCATGGCATCCATTAAATGGTTAAAATCATCAATAGGCCTATTGATTCGATTATCGAATTTATCTACGTCCCAAGTGTAACTATTTATTTCTGTTAAGAAGTTCACACATCTAGGATGAATGATAATCTTATAATCTTGTATTAAAGATATTCCAGCACGAATAGAATCAGCCCCTTTCTTTGCGCCCCGTATATTCCTAAGCCCATGTTTACGCAAGTAGGCAATGGATTTAGGTTCAGCACTATCTGCCCGTATCCGTTCCTTGGCATAGCCCATTTCGGTAACCTTTTCTATAATATCCTCGTTACTCATACCCTTTTGGTACATTTCATCGAACACATATATTTCACGTGCTACCGTATCCACCAACCCACAAAATAATGTACTAGGGTCGTTGACATACCCAAAATCCATACCAAATGCAGACTTTACACTCGGCCGTTTCGTTATCTCTTCTACATCGAATACTCGCTCTTCCCAATTATCGAATACTAGCCCTTCTACTATGCCCCAATCCTCTTTCGAAGAATAGACTATATCTTCATAGCTCTTAGCTATGCCCACCGTTTCGAGCGTTTTGCTCTACTCTACTCAGTTCACTTTAACAAGCGCTTTTCGATAGTCGTTAGACACTATAAATATCTCACGATATACCCTTTGCACGTAGACATTTTTAATAACTCATTATTTTTAGCGCATTTGTCTACTGCACTTCTACTGCATCCGATTTCACGGCTTAGTTGCGTACAACTATCGCACACAATTTCTTCTCCAGTAATTTCGTTTATCGCTACAACTCTTCTAGCATTAGATGGCTTGTAATTTCGTTTAATAGTCATCAAACCAGTAGCATATGCATGCTTTTGATTTTCAGAATAAGTACTCCATTCAAGATTTTGCACATTATTGTTTAGCGCATTTCCATCTATATGGTTTACCGTTTCTTTATTTTCAGGATTTTCTAAAAAAGCACTAGCAACTAACCGATGAACCTGTAGCAATCTAGATTTGTTATTTCTCCATAACTGTACCCTTGCCCTAGGTTTATGCCCTCGGTTATCAATTTTACTTACTGTAAAGAATAACTCCTTACCTTTCAGCTTCATCGGTCGCCCGTTTTTATCATTCACAATTCTATCTACGCTGCGAACCTTTCCTGTGTTAGAAACCTCATAAAGGCCTTCATATCCTTTAATAGTTTTCCATAGCTCAATCATTGCTTACCTCCTATTTTTGAAGTAATAAATATTTAATTGGTACGGGATTGTACATCATTGTAGTTCCCCCGTTTAGATGGGTTTATTAACGTCTCGGCAATCGGGGTTTTCCACCGAGACCTGCTGTTCTATATCGACGAGGGTTCTTTTTCATCTCCTCAAATAGTATTAGGTCAGAGTCACTCAAGAACTCGTTACACAGATAGTTCGTTGTAATTGCTAATATATTGGGACTATCTACATCAAAGAATCGTTTTTTCAACCAATGTTTATCCGACCAGGGGTTAAAGGTGAGTACTACTTGATGGTACATTCCTTCTGGCAATCGCCCACGAATGGATTCATCTAATCTATCGAATGCCTCCTCAGATGTTATCTCAAATGCTTCTTCTACCCATAATCTACATAAGGATCCCACGTCAACCGTAATAGATGTTACTTTTAGCGGATCATCTAGCCCTCGAAATAGTATCTTTTGCCCGGTCGGTATATAAGTAATTTCCAAAGGCGAGGTCGAGCACTTAAAATACCTGTCCAATTGCAATCTACGTATCGCCCATTTTAATTGGGCAAAGCAGCTATCACGAAGTGTTCGCTCTACCTTACGCACTACGAGCCAATTAATATGTGGATTCTCTACGATCTCTGCGATGACCTTCAGCGATTGTGTAGAGGACTTCTTGCTAGCACGGCTACCTTTTACTACTTTATACCGCCCTTTAAATCGCCAAAAGTCACCGTAGCCCCTTCCGACGATATCAGGCAGATACACCGTATTAGTCCGCAATCTTATCACCGCCCATTATGATTACAGGCTGTACATCTATTGTTGTGTCTCCACTCAAAATCCTATGACGTTTAGCCATTAACTCTAGCGCTTTAAGCCTTGATCTCTCATCTGGCGGCTTATCGATAATGCGGGCTTCGGAATACCCTTCCCCCGTGCCCTCGATAACAACCTGTTTTTCATTTGAGAGCCCCAGGGCGATTTTAGTCAATTCGTACTCAACCTGTTTTGCCGTCATGATATTTTCATCTAAATAAGCATCGCGTAATTCTGCAACTCTTTGTTTAATGTTTGGATTTGTTAATAAGGTGCTGCCTTGTGACCTTGCTGTTTTTTCAGAGTAGCCGGCTCTAATAGCGGCTTGTGTTGCATTCATATCTTTCACATATTCAGTACAAAATTTTTCGTGTTTCTTATTAGGTAACGCAGCCACTATCTCACCTCCTAACTACTTTAATACCTGCTTATCTGCAGCTGTTTTCCGTCCATTCGTGCGCACCGTTCTTTGATGCCCGCCATTCATAACTGAAGATGGTGAAGCATATGACCGACATGTTCCATCAATATGAATCGCTTTTGCTTTGCACCATCCCTTACAATTATTTAGGCACTGCTTCCGGTCACAATGTACATCTGTCATATGCTCACCACCTTTCTTCTAATTAAAAAAGACGCTCATAGGCGCCTATGAAAAAACCGCCCAATCACTCAGGCGGTTTTTCAGTGTATAGCTGTCTCATGTAAAGGAGGAATTTAACCTTTTTTGACAATACTATTATAACACAGTCAATAGGCACGTTATGGCTCATTTTTTAAAATTTCAGGCTCATTATGGCTCATCTTTTGTCAGTTTACAATATTCTTCCAATGCCTCCCGGTGTAATCGTTTTACATGCCCCCACGAATATTTGACATGATTCGATAGTATCTCTCTCCATGATAGGTTATAGATATACCGACTTGAAAGGATCGACCGATGTGCTTGCTTGGGTAAGCTTTCAATTTTAGTGATAACCTCATCCCGTACCCCCAAAAGCTCGTCCCACTTCCTCTCATATTCCGCTCTGATGTCGAGGAGCTTTGCAACTGTATCTGAGTGGTCATGTTTAATGCCTCCCATAATTGGCTCCTTATCATATCGTACGGCGCCTAGTATGCCTAGGCTTGATTCTATCTGCGCCAACTGGTACTCAATTCGTTTCAGCTCACTAGCTATTTGCCTAAGCCTTGCTAATTCCTCAGGCACTGCCGTGCGTTCTTTTCTTGAAATCAATACATCACCTCATTCCTTGATGCGGTATGGACAATCATCAGTAAACTCATCGTACACTGGCACGGATGCATGAATGAATGCCGCACGTAAATCACAATTAGCGATATCTTCCTTACTACAATTCGTACAGGATCCTCCGAGTGCATGGTCAACAATAATCCTTAAATACTCCTCATTTTGCTTATCTTCTTCTTTTGAATACGGCACTGTTTGCACAGCCGTCACGCTATAATGCGCCGCAGCTCTTCCCGCTTGCTTTTGTTGCTCTTCATCCAAATTAGTTCTTATGTCTTCGATTAACCAATCAGCAAAGGTAGCCATCGTGTTAGCTTTCCTTTTTGCTTCACCAGTTAATTTGAGAGATTCGACCATTTCTCTACACTCAATTGACATGCAGCACAGCATAAGCAGTCGTCTCTTATTTTGACTATTCAAATATTTTATTGCCATTACTCTAGATCCCTGTCGCTTACTGTAAACAATTCAAGATGGAACTTTAATAGTTTTATACAAATTGATAATCCATCCATAAAGTCTTCCGGATCCACTAGAATATCTCTTTGCAAACTTTCAGAACGTGTGAGTTCTGTTTCTAATTGCTCTAATAGGCACACCACCCCGGCGATATGCCTATCGTCGTCCATTTGGGAGCGCTCTGACTCTAATATGCCAAGTAATGCTGCCCCCATCGCTTCTATTTCTATACGTAGTTTTGAGGTCTCCGCTGATAAATCTGCTGAGTCTGCCACATTAGAATCTCTATATTGCAGGCAGTAATTCGGTGGGAATTGTATGTCCTTAATTTGCCCCTTCATAGACTCTAATACATGAAACGACATACGAATAACCCAGTCAAAATGATTGTTTGTATATTCTTTTATCGTTGCTTTCACCATTGTTGTCAATCGTATTTTCATTCTTCCAGCTCCTTCACCAACCACTCTAAAAACTTAATGGATTTTCTCGCATCTTGGATTTCCTTATCTTTCTTGCCAAGTCGCATCAAATACTTTATTGCATTCCCTTTACACCAACCGCGGAATTCCTCGGCGGTTAGTACGGCTCTAATCACATCTACACTTTCGATATCCAATCCATTCAATTTATAGTGAGGGGGACTATTTACCATATCTATTACTTCGTTACTCAACAATTCTGCGTTTTTCTCAACACTAGTCATTCGCATATAACTCCTTCCGATATTTAATCGCCTCTAATAAGGCATCCTGTCCTACTTCTTTTCTTTCCAAAGCTCGCATTACCTGCTCGTCCATGGTATCTTTCGTAACTAAGTGATGAACGATAACCGGCTCTTGTTGCCCTTGTCGATGTAGCCTTGCGTTCGCTTGTTGGTACTGCTCAAGACTCCACGTTAGACCATACCATACGATGATATGACCGCCTGCTTGTAGATTCAGCCCATACCCTGCGCTTGCTGGGTGTGCTAGTAACATTTGTATATTACCCTTGTTCCATTCTTCTACATCTGCATCCGTTGTAAGTTCTACCGATTTAGGAAATGCGTCTTTGATTGACTCCAGATCGTGCTTGAAGTTGTAAAATACAAGAATAGGTTTCCCCTCGTTCACTTCAACGAGTTCTTTCAATCGCTCAATCTTTTGTCGATGTATTACGATTGCATCGCCGTCCTCGTTGTAGATAGCACCATTTGCCATTTGTAGTAGCTTATTTGCCACGGCAGCAGCATTGAGTGCACTTATCTCCTCATCGACTAATGTAAGGATGTGCGTACGCTCCATTTCACGGTACAGCTCGCGTTCCTTATCAGTGAGTTCAATTGTAATTACATTATCTATCCGATCAGGTAGGTTCAAATAATCCTTAGCTTTCAAGCTCATGCAAATGTCCTGAATTTTATTGTATATCGTTTCATCAGCACCTTGTTGCAAACGATAACTGTAAACGATGTGCCCATTGGTCTTATCTGGTCTAAAATACCTCGTTCGATATTCCGTGATAGTCTTACCTAACCGCTCTCCACCGTCTAATAAGTACATCTGTGCCCACAGGTCCATAAGTGTATTCGGTGCTGGTGTGCCTGTTAGAATGACGATACGTTTAAATAAAGGTCTCATCTTTCGCATCGCCTTGAATCGTTTCGCTTGTGGGTTCTTAAATGATGAACTCTCATCTATGACTAACATGTCAAAAGGAAATTGCTTCTTCTTAGTTAAGTACTCATATAGCCACTGCACATTCTCACGATTCATGACATAGATATCAGCTTCACTTTCCAGCGCTTGTATTCGATCGTTAGCGCTACCCAAAATAGATGCCACTCGTAGATGTTTCGTTTGGTTCCATTTCCTCGCCTCCTGCGCCCACGTCGATTCAGCGACTTTCTTGGGGGCAATGATTAGTACTTTTTGCACCTCAAATGAATCGTACATGAGTTGTTCGATTGCGTATAAGGTAGAAATGGTTTTGCCTAAACCCATATCTAGCAACAAGCCGTAGTGCGTATTCTTCATGACCCGCTCAATAGCGATGCGTTGATACTCATGCGGGATGAAATTCATTGCACTTCATCTCCGCTAAAACCAATAACTCCTGCGCCTCAACCTTATTAGATACGATTTTCACCGTGGCGCCTTTTTGTCGTAGCCTAGAAATTTGGAATGCCTGCGTATGTGAAAGCCTCCCTGTCTCCGACTTCAATTCTACGAATATTACATCTCCACCTGGCATCACGATAATACGATCAGGCACGCCATCATTTCCAGGTGAAACAAACTTCATATATATACAGCCTAATTTTTTTAGTTCTTGGCCGAGCCATCTTTCCAAATCTTTTTCCATCGTTTATTCTCACTCCTTCAAAACCGACTCAAAACTAATTGGACACGGCTACAAACCCTTGGTATTACTGGGCTCAACGGCTGCTGTGTCCAATTGTGTCCAATTATCAGCCCATATATATATATACGCGTATTTGCGTTTTTTACGTGTATATATATACTTCTATTTTTTATTTTTTTATTTATTATAAATAATTGGACACACTGGTTACAGTAGCCCATAACGCTAGTAGTACCAATATTTTGTAGGTGTGTACAAGGGTGTGTCCAATTGTGTTTGGCGTGTCCAATTATTTCCATATATCAACGTTAGCTCATGTATGACGCAGTATTTTTATTCTATCAAACATTCATACGCTCGTATAACCGGACACGCGGACACACCCCCTTATTCTCAATTACGTTCCTCACGAATAAACGCTCTTTGAGGTCCGTATAGCTTACCAAACCGCACCTTGCCTGTGCCGTTAGTATAAGGAATCCAACCCGGTATCGCTTGTAATACGTCAGTGATTTCACGTGCCTTAGCATTTAACAAATTCTTTCTATCCCCCTCTAATAGTTCACACCATATCTCCAAGGGGCACACACGTTCCCTAGGCAGTAACCTACTTGCCTCGGTCTCATCGTATTCACGGATATATTCACGCCGGTCATAAAGTTCGTAATCCTCCCAATCCACAGGCAACCGCATACTCAAATACTCTTCAATAAGGCCCATGAGTTCCCCGCCTTCCGTATGCGACATTTGAACGCGCATCGCTTCTTCTGCAATGGCGCCCTCAAGCACTAAAGATTCACCTTCGGACCAATAATAGAACGCCTCCGACCATATTTGGTCGATTTCTTCGTCCGTAATATCCCACGAGTTCGCCGTCTTTCTATCCTTATCTCCAGTGATTGGCCAAAAACGACGGTTCCCTGTTCTGTCTTTCAAGAACATCAAGTTATTAGTTGACCCTGCGAAGACGCACTGGCGAGGATATTCTTCGGTGCGCCTGCCATAGGGAGACCGGAAACGATCCGATGCACGGCTTATGAAAGCCTTAACGATTTCGTTTTCATTTTTAAACGTAGGCGCCAGCTCTCCTAACTCTATCACCCACGATCCCTGTATCTGTTCCATAGTGTCTTTAGTTTTAATGTCGACTAAGGAATTGTTGAACCATCCCTTGCCTAGCTTTTCTAAAATCAAAGACTTTCCCAGCCCTTGGGATCCATACAAAACAATAGCTGTATCGAACTTAATACCAGGGTGCATGACCCTAGCCACTGCGCCACATAACCATTTACGTGTAGCTGCTCGAACGTAGGCAGTATTTTCTGCACCTAGGTATTTAATAAATAGCTCATCAATCCGGCACTCACCATCCCATTTGACACTGTGAAGGTAATCACGTACTGGATGAAATTTATTATCTTGCGTGACTTCTTGCAGTGCATCATCTATGATTCCTTTGCCTTTAATACGAAATTTCGTTGCGAAGTAATTCCGAAGGCACGCATCGTCGGTGTCTGTCCAGAATAAAGAACTGCTTTGCTTTCTCCATGGCAAATCACCGAGTACGACTAACCGATGCGAGAACTCATCTAATCCTACCTTGCCTTTGAGCTCCGGATCACATTTTAGTATTAAAAGACAGTTATAAGGATCTGACTCAGGAATGCCTTGCTTGGTGCGCTTTAACTTCGACAGAAAATCTACATCTTCTTCCTCGATGTCGTCAAAGTCCATGTCCTGCATCCGTTCTTTGTCGAGCAAAATAGCTGCTGCGCCGTCATCGTTGGCGAACTCAATCATAGCCTTGTAGCTTGGCTGTTCGGTGATTTTAAGTGAATCGTTCTTGTCTAGATCTCCGAACTTATGGAGCCGTACTAAATCGAAGGCGTTCACTAGCTTACCGCCTACTGGGTCTGTGGCATGGTTCGAGTAGGCGAACGTGTCATTGTCGTAAATCACTAAACCGCCTACCGTGCTACCAGCAGAATACGTATATCGATCTTCCACTTGCGTGGGAGTGTAAACATCCGGTAAGAACTTGGCGATGGCTTCCGTAATAGAATAGCATCTGCAGAATGCTCCGAGTAGACCTTTCTTTTCAAGCGGGTTTCCCTGCTTATGTGCATCCGATATTCTGACTGCGGACTCTTTTGTAGAGGTTGGCCAAAAGCTGGTGTCTCTCCAATCATGGTAGGTCGCAAGGTACGCATCTACACTAACGAGGTCGCCCTCACCATGTTGGTATACGTATTCTGCATCTTTTGGACATGATGGCCAATACATAAGGCGCTCTGCTTGATGCGTGGAGCTATCGAACATTTCGATACCAATATCGTCTGCCATGCGCCGTGATACCGCTTGGAACTCATCAGGCGACATCGCTCGATCCACAGGAACGATAATGCGGTAACGTGGGGTTTCTTTAGTGTGGCTATGGGTGGAGTACAGCACGTACTCCTTACCCCCTAGGAACAAATCAAGGTCAAACAGGAAATCTTCTGTTGGGTTATCGGCATCAAGGGTAATCAAATAGCGCTCCTTCACAGCGCCTCGAACACGGCGACCGTTGTTAGGAATATACCCGCCAACGAAACCACCTACGTCCTTTTGCTTGCCTTGTGCAGCCTTTGACATCTTCGCATATTCTGCCACGGTTTCGTTCGTCACTGTCGGAGTTTCTAACCGTTTGGCAAGATCTGACCACAGCATCTTCTCAGACTTCCATTTGAGAGACGAGCGACTGTGACCAGTAGCAATGATTATGTTATTGTCCAACTACGTCGCACCTCCCATTGCAATGTCGCGCATGTATGCACCTACTGTTAATTGCCTGTCTTGCATCCAAGCAAGTACGGCTTGATTGACTGCCATGTCAGCACTTATCGGTTTATTATTTATGATTTTGGCTTGTGCTATTACTTTAAACCTCCCGTCTGCAGGTTTTACTTCAATACAAGCCACTGGCTTATGGCTCCTGTAAACGCCAATAATCGCGCATTCCGCACGTTTCACTTGTTTGATATACGTGCCTACACAGTTCTTGAGTTCGTGCCCTATTGCTATCATTTCATGCGTTGAGCCTACTGGTACGAAAGATAAGCCATTGCATGTATCTTCTAATACTCTATGTTCGTCTGTTTGTTGTACAGGTAAGTTTTCATACTTTTCGAAATCCAACATATGCATCACGGTATCATGTAAGTTCTTGAGTTGTACTTTACTCGACCATAGCAGTTTCTTCTTTTCTCGAGATAATTCGTAGTACATAATCGCCGTATCTCTTAAATCGTTATAGCTTTTAGCAGATTTGAAGAATAGCAATGCTTTTCGCTCGCCCCAATTATGACACATGGTGCGTACGAATTTTGCCAAAGGGTCTCTTTCCGAACGAATGCGGGAGAGTGCCCACAAATGGAAGTCATTCGTTTTACTTGTCTCCGCAATCCGATCGATGAGTGCTTTCTTATAGTCCATCGTAAGGAATAGTAAGCCTACCGTATGGACTGCCTGTGCGTAGAAGAACGGCGACTCCGTTATGAGCCTACGCACCCATCTTGTGTTCGGCAATCCATGCCCTTGAACGAGTGTATCCACAAACGGCAAACCCTTATCAAGACCTTTGTAAAAGGCATTCACATTGTGTTTGCCCTCGATGAAATGGGAGAAATAATCTCGGTACTGTATTTGTAGCTTGTGGGTAATCGTAGGACCATCAGGCGCTACCATTTTCCATGCTAAATTATGCAGCAGGTTTTTAAGCGATCCGGTGGGCTCAGTTAACTGTACTCCTAATCTGAAGGGCTTTATCGTATAGCCTACCTTCTTGGAGAGCTTTTGAAAGAATGCTTCTTTCAATACTTTCCCGAACTCCTTGAATTTAGGGCGGTATTCGAAGAGCCGGCAATCATCGGTAGCAACAAGCCAGCGAATAGGCGTCGTGAGTAGATTACATTCATCTACCGTACACTCTACTTCTGTAACGCTGTCCGCCCTGGTGCGTTTCTTTTGCACTAGGAATACTTTGCGCTTCTTGAAGTCAAAACGAATGACATCAATCACGTGCGGTCTTTCGCCGACACGCATAATGAGATAATCAGAGTCGACCAATATATAGGAATATTCAAATTGCACATCAAGCACTTGGCCACGGTCAATAATGGATAGGTCGATTGCTGTTGGAATTGCCTGTGATCCGTACGCATCTGCTACGTACATCTTGTTCATATTGAGCAGTTTCCCACAGTGTGGGCAGTAGAACTTATCCGCATATGCTGGATCAGGTCCATAATTCATGCCACGGTATTTAGTTGGCCACAGGCAGTTGAAGGACTGCCCGCAGTCCACATGGTAGTAGATTGCGGGCGAAGTATCTCCGAATTGATGCCGTCGAATCACGTCGTAGAGCTTGTCCACTTGTAATCTAAATAAGGTTTTCATAGTCCACCTATAACAAATCGTCTAAATCGTCTAAATCGTTGTCCTCTTCTTCAATTTCTGGTTCCACTACTTCAACAGGTTCTTCCTTTTTCTTTTTAGAAGATTTGCGTTTTGGTTTTTCCTCTACGGTTTCGACTACTTTCTCTTCGACAGGCTCATCAGCTTTCACATTTTCTGTTTCAGCGGAAGGAGCCGTTCCGTTCATCACTTGTAAGGCTAGTGAGCAAGCTGCAATGCAACCTTCGCAGTACGCTACGGCTTGGGTTTTGCGTTCGCTATCTGGGGCATCCTTTACCTTTTCATACAACCCTTCGATAGCGTTTTTTTGTTGTTCAATTTGTGCTTTGCTAATCATAATAAATTCCTCCTAATCCTTCATGTAATATGGGTTCTCAAACCCTGCAGCATCTAATATAAGCCCCTCATTCCAAGGCTCTTTTTCACACATAATACTAATTACTTCTTCAAGGCTACCTACTCCGATAGGTGCCTCAATAACCACCTCATCGTGGATGTGAGCTACTATTTTGTACCCGGCTTTTGAAAGTCTAAGCATAGCAGATGCTAAGCAGTCTCTTGCCACCGCTTGTACGATGTTCTCCACTAGCTTACCGCCGTACGTCTCCACTTTGCCCCACGTGTTCTTCACTTGGTCCATACCGTCATACTCTATGGAAGGCGATCCGAATCGGTTCGTTCCAATTCGAGGTCTTGCATAAGCAAGCCGGCGCCCTGATGGCAATTCAACAAACATAAACCCTTTTGATTTAAAGAACTTTATTCCCTGCGGTATCTTAACGGGCTCACCAGTTTGCACGACATGTTTTGCCGCTCTATCTGCATCGTTCCAAAATCTTACGATGCGAGGGCTTGCACTACGCCATGCGGAGATAATACCAGGTAATTCGTCTTCTGGAATCTCCCCCGTAGTGTCCATCGCTTTCATAGCGCCCACTCCACCACCGTAGCCCAAGGCAAGTTCAGCGACTTTGCCTTTCTGCCGTAAGTGACCGTTCTCGCCGTGCTTTTCAACCGGTACGTGAAACATGCTAGATGCAGATGCGCAGTAGATGTCACCACCACTTGCGAATACCTCTTGGCGCCATTTCTCTCTGGCGAGCCAAGCGATGACCCTCGCCTCGATCGCACTGAAGTCTGCCACAATGAAACGGTGACCCTCTTCTGCGACAAGTGCCGTTCGTATAAGCTGCTTGATGACGTCTCCAGGATTACCGTAGAGAATGTCTAGCATTTCCACATCTCCGGCTTTTAACACTTCCCGTGCCGTATCAAGGTCGGATAGATAGTTCCTCGGCAGGTTCTGCAACTGTACGATACGACCAGCCCAACGACCACTACGCATAGCACCGTAGAACTGTAGCATGCCGTGGATGCGACCGTCGGAGCATCGTGCGTTCTTCATCGCTTGGTACTTTTTAATTGATGAGTTGCCCAGCACTTGACGATTCTCTAACACCGTTCGCACGTCGCTAGGGATATCCTCTGCGAGCAGTGCATTGACATCTTCCTTACGTAGCGTTTCACATTCACGCCCAAGGCGCTCACTTAGCCAGTCTTTGAGTTGCATCGTACTGTTAGGGTTCTCTAGTCCAGTGATTAACTGCGACGACTTTGTGGCAGTCTCTACAAGCTCATCATTACAACTAAGCGCCGCTTCAATGAGCTCTATATCGACCTTTACCCCTCGCCAGTTTATTTCCTGGTCAAGTAGCCAGTATTCTTGTTCTATCGCCGGCGGTTTCAGTGATAAGAGCTTGCGTCGTATGGTCTGCTCTACTACCACGTCTTGGCGACAGTACTCAATAAAGTCTGCCCACTTATCGGGCGCATCGCTAGGCATGTTGCGTGTACTTGGGTTGTTCTTGGTCGGTGTTCTCGGCACCGAGAAGAATTGAATCAACCGTTTCCCCTTGCTATCCTTTGCGACGGGTAACTTGAGCGCTTTAGCTACGTTATCAAGCCCTGCGGGCAAACTACAGTATAGGGCAAGCACCGATGTGCACTCCCAATTCCTGTAATCCGCATCAGGGTAGTATTTTTTGAGACACAACATTTCAAAGGCGGCATTGAATGCTGTTTTAGTAACTTCTGGATTGTACAAAGCAGCAACCACCTTGTCCGGTAATTGCTGCCTTGTCATATCAACGACCTCAACGGGCTCGCCATCGAATGAGTAGGCAAATAGGAGTATTTCAAATGAATCGTCATCGACGTATCGTTGTGCCCCATATTTGATAGGGCATTCACTATACGTCTCCAAGTCGATACTCAACTCCATAGCTACCTCCTACTTAAATAATGTCGTCCTCGTCTAGGTCGTCTCCTAGATCGTCGTCAAAATCGTTAGCATTGACGGTCATTCCGCCAAGTCGAGGACCGTCTTTCACTTTGCGAAGCCCATTAAGACCGAACCCTACACCCTTCTTGCCGTTCACATTGTAAACGAATACGCCAATGTGTGCCTGTACGAATACACCGCTGTAAATTTCCTCCTCGATGTCAAAGGGGTCCATTTTCACTTTGTCGCGTGTATAGCACACGGGCTGTTTATCAGCGTTTACGTTAATGAAGAACTTACCTTCGTACGTTTCCGGTTGATCTGCAACCGCTGCATCGGTGTCGCCGTCACGTAAGTTCAACTTGATGAATTGCGTTTTGCCTTCCATTTTAGCGATTGCCTTAGGGTCAGATTTCAATTCTGCGATAGCGGCTTCTAATCGCTTAATAGTCTTTGTGTCGCTCTTATCAATGATAATTTGAGCACTATAACGTTCTTTACCTTCTAGACTCTTTTTCGGTGACGCAATATTTGCGTACGATAATCTAACTACACCTGTTGATACTTTTGCCATTGTTATAATCTCCTTATTCAATATCATCGTCGAAGTCATCGACATTAACTGTAGTATTTTGAATTGCTGGTCTCTTATCTGATTCCGGCACTAATGTAGGTTTCCCTGGTGGCTTATCAATGAAAGCCTCAAGGTGTTCTGCTACACCTTTCTTACCCAGTACTTTTTGAAGGGCCGTAATCCCCTCTAATTCCTTAGGCTTGAATATCTCTTCTTCTTTGTACCCATTAGCAAGGAGCACTTTCGCTGCGCCCTCTGGGTCCACAATCGTACGGCGCGATGTACCCTCTACGAGTTTGTAGCCTTTCCATTCTTTCTCACCGCTCACGGCTTTATCGTAGGCATAATCGTATACACCCTTGATCCATTTCGTGATAAGGTCCTTCATACCGATAAGCTCTGCTACTTCATCATCCGTAAGTAGCTGATTTAGCTTTCCGCCGTACTTGTAGAATGGAGCAAGGCATGCATCCGCTAGTGCCCTACACTGGTGTCGAGCTTTACAAAAGTTACAATAATCACACGGGGTGCATTCTCCACTACCTTCCCATGCTGCTTTCGCCTTAGGGATAATCTCATTGCCCCATGCGAGCAACTCCTCGATAGGGAGTTCTTCTGTAGATACACTGTCAAGGCGAGGTTGCACGATTGTCATGCGTACAGTATGCACATCGTACAGCAGTTCAAACGTGTCATAAGCACCTAATGCGTAGAGTCGCATTTGCGTATTGCCTACGGCGCTAACAGGAACCCCTTTACCGAACTTCAAATCGATAACCTCTAATACTCCATCGGACACGATAACCATGTCACCAGTACCAAACCCTTCAGGCACCCAGCGAGAGAAGTCTAAGCGAGCTTCGATAAGGATTTCTGCATCAACGGAACGGGCTTTTGCCTCATTTACTTTCTCCTCGCAGATGTCTACATACTTGGCCACCGCTTCAATCATCTCATTATTATGATTGCCCTCAGCTGGTGCCTTGGCACTTTCTAATTTGTGGCGAAGAATTGACTCCGCCAGATCGTGCGCCTGTGTTCCTTCCGCAGCATAGGGAGACTGCTCATCAGGGAACTGCGCTTCTAGTCTTGCACTAGGCGAGCATACTAGCCACCTAGCGCTACTGGATGCCCCTAGTAGGGCGTGCTTTTTAGCCACGTTTGTTCACCCAATCCATAATCGCCAAACGTTGACCACCGTTAGCATTGGATACTTTGTCGAGTTTAATACTTTCAAGGAACGCCTTAAGTTCTTGCTTATCCTCTTTTGTACCACAGGCATCTTTAACTGCTGCACGTACTTCTTCAACGCTAGGCACGTCGACTGCTAATTCTTCTTGCTTAGGTTCTTCTTTCACCGCTTCAGCTTTTGGTTCTTCAATTGCGCCAAGGTCTTTCACGTCACTTGTAGTCCAAGCTAATGCCTCAGGCACTTCTTCTACTTTTGGCACTGCCTTAGGTTCTGCTTTCTTAGTAGCTTTTGTTTCTTTCTTATGCTCTACAGCTTTCGCTTCTGGGTATACATTGCCCATAGGCTCGCCTACGACTTTCTCATACAAATCTGTTACTTCTTTTGTTAATTCTGTTGCATTTGTTACTGTAATTTTTAATTCGATCATGGTGTTCTTTCCTTTCGGTTTAATAATGTGGTATACTTTAGATGGAAAATTTGTGATTGAGCCTATCGGTGTTAGCCGCGCCGAGGGCTCTTTTTTATTGCCCATTTCTGGGGTACACTCCTGCAATGTAACCACCTCCTTAAATATGTTTCAGGATCATGCGGATTTCTTGACCTACTAATAAGCGGTCTTTGAAAGTATCTTGGCTCCGGAAATCATCCATGTAGACCTCTAGCATTTCACGATAGATTTCTCCTTTGAATGTAACAGGATTTTCTACCTCTTCGCGATACGGTTTGAGAATCTCTACATCCTTGCCGTAGTCGTAATCGATGAAACCATTTACCTTCAATTTCCGCTTAATATTGCGGACTTTATCATTAGACCACTTCAATAAATCCACAACTTCTTCATTAGATGAAACGCCCATATCCTTGTAGACGTTGTACAGTTTTTCTTGCTCTGTCATATATCGTTTCTCCTTTTCTGCTTAGTATTCAAAAGGGTCATTCTTTCACCGCCCTAATCTTGAGTGTCATTCCAGGATGGATGATGCCGTTATGAAGGTTATTCTTTCGAATAATTTCGGATACAGTTTGTCGTACGTCTTCCGTTTCACCTACGGCATCCTTGGCGATATTCCAAAGGGTATCCCCTTGTTGCACGATAATTTCACGTTCCTCGTACTCCACGATATTTGTAGGAAACGCTGCTCGGAATAGTGTAACTGCAAGGACTGGCACTAGTGCCACTGCCGCCACACGGTCCCAGTAGATAACGTATTTAGTTTTCTTCGTACGGGTCTTCATAATTGTCCATCTCCCTTAAATAGTAATCTACTGCTTCGCAATATTCTTCGTATTCGTCATCATCCAAACGTTTAGAAAGCGCCCCTAATATGGCCTGTAAAACGTTATATGCACTATCTGACTTGATCCGATTTACGAGATAGTATTTTTTAAATTTTTGTATTTCAACCTCAAACTCATTTAATAAGTCGTTAGTCGATTTGCCCTCATAGGCCTCATATAAAGCAGTGGTTGAATAGATAAGCTGAGTTTTTTCATCCCAAATACCTTTATAGATGGAGTCATAATACTCTTCTTTGCAGGCATCAAACTCTCCTGTACTTAACTCCATTGATAAGTTACGCAAGGCGATATGAGCCTCTCTTGATGCATTTGCATAGGCCACTATATCTCGGCCACCATTGCTACGCATTTGTTTTATATTTTGTTGGAAGTCTTCTAATAAGACCTCTTTTGCATTTTCCCAAAAGCCCATAATTCCTCCTTATCTGCCCAACCACAACAGGATGAGCACCATAACTAATAGTGCCAGCACTGTAGCACCTACCGTGAATATCGTTGAAAGTTGGAACGCTTCACCGCTGACGTGTTCCCACTCCTTGCGCTGGCGTTTCTGTTCGTTCAGCTTGCGTCGTAAGGACTGCCAATCTTCCTCGCCGTCCAAAATTTCTGCCTGCTTGCGTTTTTCTTCTGCAAGTGCTCGTTGCACTGCATACAGGTCTTCGCTTACGTGCATCACCTCTCGGCGACGTTCTTCTTCTTTGGCGTGCTTTTGTAGAATGTTCTGAAGTTCAGGGTCTACAATCGCCGCACCCTTGTAACGCTTAGATGCGTTCTTGTGTTTTCTTGCCATATTACTCCTTTAGTCAAATACTTTTTTCAATATAAACATGGTGATTCCAGTAGCCATCCCAATTAGAATGCACACCCACATCATAAATAAAGTCTCTTTTATCGATGATTTTAAATTGTGGATTCTAGCTTTTGTTTTCTCAGTCATACGTTTTACCTCACTCCTACTCGCATTTGGCACTTATTCCTAAGCCACTCATTGAGCGACTCTAAGTGCACTAAACTCTTACCTTTTCTAACCCCTATCTTCATGCTAGGGAAGTCGTACTCTTCCGACCATGCTTGCATTTGGTCGTAGGAGACCGATGCAAGGTCTGCCGCTTCTTGTAACGTGATGCATATTTTGTTCATAGTTACCTCCTACACATCATGAATACGGGCATCTCTCTCAAAGTCGCCAAGTTTGAACAGGATGTTAGCCACAGCCATCGCCGCATTATATTCATGTACGTGTTTTGGCTCATCTGTAACAATTGCTAGCGTGTAACTAATTTGCGCAGCGTCAACCGCTTTAATATATTCCCCTTCCAAATACTGATTCTGAATCGGCGTTAAATTTGGTATCATTAATGATTCCTCCTTACATATAGGTCATAAAAGAACATTTGCCCTATCGGTGTGATAAGCGGTGTGTACTGTATTTTAGTACCGTAGTACGTTTCGATGCGCGTCTCTTTCACAGTAATCAACTTCGCATCCCGACTCCGCTTTGTCGGTAGGTTTCGTGAAATGCCGTAATCGATTAGGAACCCATCTTCGCGGAGTTTTTGGAACAGATTGTTCCGTCCGATTGAATAGCCTGCACGTGTGAAAGCGCTTGCCATGTCTCCTACCATCACTGGTACGGGGGATACTAGCTCTTCTAGCCGTACATGTTCTGTCTTCGGACTAACATTTAGGAACGCATTCAAGTCATTCCGCATTTTAACCCCTACCGTATCGAGGATGTTGTAGAGATTTCCTTTTGTTCGTTTGAAGCTGAAAACTTCATCTCGTGTTTGTGTGTTCATGGTTGTGGTTCTCCTTAATATAGATTGAATGACCGATATTTCGACCTATTCAGGGTAAAAAAATAACTCATCTAATGGGATAGATACACCTAAAGCCTGCTTTATTGCATGGGCCTCCTGAATAGAAAAGTTTGTCACCCCTTTTACTTTTGACCGCAAAGTATTGTAAGGAATGCCAGTTTCAGCGGACAGTTTAAATAAAGACCACCCTTTCCTTGCCAACTCAGCATTGAAATTAGGATAAAACATAATTAACTCCTTTCTCCATTCAATTATAATTGGTCGCTTTTTCGACCACAACAAGATGATAACACAAAAGAAATTCTTTGTAAACACTTTTTCGTTAACATTTTAAGTTTTTCTGTTAAAAATGATTGAAATATTGTCATTTATGTTATATTATGTATTTAAGGAGGTAATAAAATGGATAACAGAAATGATATATTAAACGATATAAAGCAATCTTATATAAGCAAATATCTACAACTAAAGCTCCGACTTAGTGGGCTCAGTTTAAGAGGGTGCGCAACACGTGCAAATATCCCCTACTCTACCGCTGGTTCCATGATAAACAAGCCACTCGGTGCAGGAATAAATAATATGACAAAACTGTGTGAGGTTTTAGGAATCAGAGTAGACATACTATCATTTATGATGGATTATATTTCAATTCCAGACAACAAAAGAGTAAATAATTTTGTATTATGGAAATACGATCAATTAAATACTGATCAAATAAGAGAAGCTTCATGGCTTTACTTAAACAATAATGAAATAAACCTCGTAGACGCTTACGCTTGTTTAGAGGATGGATACTTCAATAGCCCTTCAAGTCCTTATAAAAAACGTACCACAGTTTCTGAGTTTACAAAAAAAGTTGAAGATACCGACCTACTGCAAGACATACTTGATACACTTCTAAAATTGTCTAATGCAGAATTAGAGTTAGCTTTAAGGTTGATTAAAGCAATTAAGTCTTAACTTGATTGCCCCCATTTTGTTGACGCCAACAAAATGCAAATAAATCAAGTTTTACAAATAAAAAAATCCCCCACTCCACGGCAATGGAATGGGGGAACAGTACACACAATAGGAGCATGTACCACAACCAATACTATTATAGCATGCTCCTCCGTATTTTACCACGAAAGGAGCTATTTTTATGGCTAAAAGAAAAGACGGTAGGTACCAAGTAAGTACTACCATAAACGGCAAGCGCCAGTTTTTCTACGGTAGCACTAAGAAGGCAGCCACCAAAGCAATGGAAGACCACCTCGCAAAGCTCACCTGTGCAATCAATTACACGGCAGGGGTCACTCTTTATCAATGGGCAGAGGAGTGGTTACGCATCAAGGAATCAACTGTAGCAGAATCGACCCATGCTAGTTACAAGTATGTCATCAAGACCTACATACTCCCCTACTTAGGCAATATGCATCTCGATGCTATTACTACCCTCAATATCAGAGCCTTACTGCGCACTTTGTCGGATAAGTCTGCACGTACACAATCGTACACCATCACGGTGTTAAGGATGATGTTAAAGCTTGCCGTAGAGGAAGAACTCCTCTCTAAGAACGTAGCTGACTTTGTAAAGAAACCAAAAGCGCAGAAGGTACGGGAAATGGTTACGCTATCTAAAGCACAAGTCGACCAATTCCTAGATGTTATTTCCGATGCAGAGCTACACACGATATTCCGCGTAGCATTCACTAGTGGATTACGTCGGTCAGAACTCTTGGGTCTTAGGTGGTCCGATGTAGACTTTAAAGCCGGAACTATCTCAGTCAATCAAACCGTACTCAACATCGAAGATAAGACCACCGTAGTAGCTAGCACTAAGAACAAGTCATCCAAACGTACCATCTCCATGGATCCTGCCACAATGGCAGAACTCAAACAGCATAAGGTGAACGTGAGTAAGCGAAGACTGCAAACCTTGCACTGGGAGGACCACAACCTTGTGTTTCCAGGCAAGCGAGGGGGTGCACGGAATCCACAAAAGATAAGCAAGCACTGCCGTAGGTTCGCCAAGGCTATCGGAGTCGAAGGATTCTCGATGCATGGCACACGTCATACGCACGCCACCCTATTAATTGAAGCGGGGGTAAATTTTAAAGTGATCCAAATGCGGCTGGGCCATTCATCCTATCAAATGACAATGGATATATATTCACACCTTACTCCTGTCATGGAAGCGGATGTAAAAGAAAAGCTAGCGGCTATATTTTGA